GGAGTCTAGTGTCTTCTCGCGAAGGCAATAGATAGAACTTCCACGCTTTATCGGCCAGGCGGCCTGACAGGCTGCCGCGACCGAGAAGCAGGAAGAACTCTGCTAACAAGCCCCGGGAAACCAGGGCTTCTCCTCGTGGTAACCAACGCTGCTCGACTTCTCTGAACCAGGTTGCGACCTCATAATATGAGATTCTCCTTACTGCCTCCGTCGGAAGCAGTTTAGGATTCTTCTTAATATTATGGAAACGCATTGCCTCGAACAGGGAGCCGAGTGGAGCGCCGGTGACCTCCTTTCCTAAGTAGATCCATCTCTTCGCGAATTCATACGCGTCGTTAGACACGTGTGTTTTCAACGGAGAAACTTCTACTCCTAATTCGCCAAGAATAGTGGCGTACTGCGCGGCGACATCATTGTTAGTAATGACAATGTCGTCTCCGAGTAGCACGTAAGCATCCCAAGTGATTGGGAGTCCGGCCCGCTTAGCAGCGAGCCGCACTATCGCATGATGAGTTATCGCAAATGTGGTCCATGACGAATAAGCCCCCATGGGTTGGCCCGCTCCGTAGCGTACGGAGCCTGGCATCCATGTGAGTTTAAAGTCACGGTCACATAGCAATGACCACCATGCAGCCGCATATTCTTTTGAAGTCAGTTGCGCTAAGACCGCTTCCTGTAGTTTTACTGGAAGTCGATCTGTCGCGTTGCTGAGATCACAAGAATGATACGGTCCTTGACGAGGTAGTTTAGATCGGAATGATCCCTGATCAAAGGTACAGTCAGGTTTAAGGCTCCGCAAAAGCGCAAACTGCGCTTTGTGCAAAGGCTCAAAACATGTCTGTGTCCAATAATCAAGGATGGCAACGATTCGATTCTTGGCTTCCTTGTCCTTGATGAGAGACAACCTCGCAGTTAGGCCTTTCGGCTTAATTTTGAGAATCTCACACCAAGCAAGGGGGCTGATGAGTCGGATCTGACCTATCGTAAGGGCTAACTTCTCTCCACCACACAAGACCAATTTACTAATT